TTCAAGGACGTGCAAAGGCTGTAGCATACTTAAAGGAAAATCCAGATGTTGTAGACAGCTTAATAGGAGACATAAGTGCCAAACATTAATGAGTTTCTTAATAAGCCAGAAAAACTATTTGCTCCAGAGTTGGAAAAAATAGGTGGGTTAAAGCCTTGTGCCAAGTGTGATAAAGACGCAGAAGAATACTTTTGGAATGCAAGCACAATGACTATATCTTGGGAATGTCCAGATGGTCATAAAAATTCTCATGTGGTTGGCTAATGTCAGAAAGATCAGAAGTAAAAAGAGACGGGGCTAAGGCACAAAAGAATAGTGGTCGAGGCGACTATCAAAAAGGTGATGCAAAGTGGAATCAGTTCCTTGTGGACTATAAAGAAGCTAAGTCATCATTTAATTTAAATAAAGATGTATGGGCTAAAATCTGTACAGATACTTTTAAGGTTAGCAGAGATATGCATCCTGCGCTTAAAATTATTATCGGTGAGGATTCCAAGGTTCGTCTTGGAATCATTGAGTGGTCGATCTTAGAGGATCTGATCGCATTTTGGGAGGAAAATAATAATGGCTAATCCAACAATTACAGTAGTTGGCAGAGTAGGGCAAGATCCAGTTGAACTAAATGGCGGTGGAGTTAGACTACGAATTGTGTCTAATGATCGTGTTAAAAATGATTCTACAGGGAACTGGGACGACAAAGATACGTCTTGGTGGACTGTTAAGGCTTGGAAAAGTTTGGCAGAGCAGAGTATCGCTACTCTCAAAAAGGGTCAAGAGGTAGTTATTGTAGGTAAAATTTACGAAGAAACCTGGAAAGATAAAGATGGCAATAACCGCACATCATACGATATCAATGCGGATACAATTGCTGTCACAACTTGGTCTTTATCAAAGAAAGAACCTAAGCCAGATGTGTGGTCAGGACTAGCAAAATGGGACATTGAAAGTGTAGAGGCTCCTTTCTAATGCTTTCATTCCTTTGCGGATTGATGATTGGTTTTGCAGTTGGATACCCTATGGGATTATTTATAGATAAATGGGATAAGAGGATAAAGAATGGCTGAAGACAAAAATACTCTTGAGTTAATTAGTGATATTACAGAGTTCAATGACCTGCATGAGTTTATGAAAGATGAACACTTAGACAGAGCCCTTGCAATTGTGGTAAAATTACTAATGAATCCTGATGTGCCATCAGCAAAAGCTCCACATTTAATTATGGAACTTCAGGCTATGTCAACAAAGTTTGCAGTGCTTGCTTCAGTATATTCTACAATTGCTAAGGACAAGGCTGGAACGGCAAATAATAATAAAAAGAATATATATTATTCTGTAAAAGAGTCCATAGACAAATTGGTTGATGCGCTTAAATATGTTGTGAGGTATAACTCCTAAATGGGTAGAGACATAGTAAAGAATTTAAAGTTCAAAAAGCATACGGGCAAATTCTTTGATCCAGAATTGTTTGCTCAACTGCTTGATGAGTCATATCGAAATACAAAACGTGCAGATGGCGACATGACTAAGAAGTCTTTTAGCCCAAGCTCACTTGGATACGGACACGGAACCTGCCCAAGGTATTGGTATATGGCTTTTTCTGGAGCAATGTTCATAGATAATAATGATGCAGTTGCAGTTGCAAATATGGCACAGGGAACACAAGCTCACGAAAGACTTCAGAATTTAATTAAAACTATGCCTCAATGGAGAGCCGAAGAAGAAGAGATCATTAATGAGTATCCTCCAATTCGTGGCTTTATAGATCTTATTATGGAGTATGATGGTGAGACTGTCATTGGAGAAATTAAGACAGCAAAGCAAGAAGTTTGGGACACAAGGCAGTCTGAGATGAAACCTACAGCTAATCATATGCTTCAGTTGTTAACATACATGAAGTTAAAGAATGCCAAAGAAGGATTCTTCCTGTATGAAAACAAAAATACACAGGAGATCTTGGTTATACCTATTTCTATGAATGAAAGAAATACTAAGATAATTGAAGATACATTCCTATGGATGAGTGAAGTTTGGGATAACTTTAAGGATGGAGATCTTCCTATGAAGCCTGCAGGGGCAACAAAAACAAAGATGCCTTGTACTTATTGTCCAATTAAAAAAGAATGCTATTCAAAAGAAACACCAGTAGGCACTGTTCAGATTGAAAAATTTGAGGTTCCTTCTATATGATATGTTCAAATTCAGAGTGTAAAAAAGACTTTACTCCCAAGACACATAATCAGAAGTACTGTACAGATGAATGCTGTCGTGTTGCTACTAACCGTAGAATCATGGAAAAGTATTATGAGCGTAAAGCTATTAGGAACGGAGCAGAAAGACCCTGCTCTAAATGTAAAGCTCAGCTAAGTAGATACAATAAGGGTGACTATTGCGCTACATGCGAAAAGAATATTAACCTTGAAAATAAAAACAAACTGTTTAGGATGATAGATGACGTTAGCTAGCTTAAAGAAGACTCAAGCAAACAGAGTTTTGGGTATAGATGCCTCTACAAACTCTATTGCTTTTTGCCTAATGGAAAACGATGTTCCTTTAAAATGGGGTAAGATTAACTTAACAGGAAACGACATATATGAAAAGATATATGACGCCAAGATCAAAATGGCTTCAATGTTAGAAGAGCTTAAATCAGATTATATCGTTGTTGAGGGAGCTGTATTTGTTAAGTCAGCAGATGCTGTAATTAAACTATCATATGTCTATGGGGTTGTAATTGCAGAGTTGATGTCTACTGGCGCAAAGGTTATCACAATAGGACCTTCTTCTTGGCAGTCCTACATAGGAAATAAAAACCCAACAAAAGATGAGAAAGCGGCTATTAGGGTAAAGAATCCAGGATACGCAGATTCGTGGTATCAAAACCAATTGCGTAATATGCGTAAGCAAAGAACAGTAGACTATTTCAATAAGAAGTATAATCTATCTTTATCTGATTTTGACGTAGCAGATTCATTTGGAATTGCTCATTATTCTAACAGCATATTAACGGAACGATGAAATATTATCAAAGTAAAGAATGGCTTCATCGAAGATATGTTCTGCAAAAAAAGAACATAACTGAAATAGCTAAAGAGTGCAATGTTTCTGCTATGACTATACAGAGATACCTAGACCAGTTTGGATTAATTAAAAAACGATGAGTAAAGATATATGGCTAAACGCAAATAAAGAAACAGCAGGAGACCTTATCCTTACTGGATATAATGGACCACTAAGAGATATGCCAGTATATGAAGAGGTGAGGTCTTTATTTGGACACGGATCAGTAGCTCTAGATTTTGGATGCGGAGTAGGAAGAAACTCTGTAGCCCTATCAGATACATACGACAAAGTTATTTCTTTTGATTTGCCAAGCATGATAGGCCTAGTCCCAGAAGACAATAAATTAAGTAACATAACATACACAACAGACTGGGATTATGTAAAGTCTTTTAAATTTGATATGGCATTAGCAAGTCTTGTATTTCAGCATATAGAAGACTCTGAGTTAAACTCATACCTAGACGATATGTCTCATATTGTGAACAGATTAGTTTTGCATAGCCGAACATGGATTGATCATTCGGCTTCACAGGTATTGCCAATTGTAGAAAAATATTTTATAATTGATACAATAGAATATTCAAAAGATCCCAATAACCCTATTGATGATCATTTTATTGCAACACTAAACAAAAAGGCGGAATAATGGCGGGCTATCCAAATAAAGATAATGGTTATCAGGCATGGGTTACAGACTTACAGCTAATTGCAACAGATGCTCCTTCAGGACATAAGATTATTAGGCAGTGTCTTGAAATTGCAGAAATGTTGATTCAAAAAAATATATCATATGGAGACTCAGCATTAAGTCCGATTCGTATATTTTCTCAGGCGGATAATCAAGAGCAGATTAAAATTCGTATTGATGATAAGATAAATAGAATTAAGAATGGTTCTGGCTTTGCTGGAGATAATGATATTGATGACATGATAGGATATTTAATTCTTCTTAAGATTGCAAAAGCCAATTCTAATTGACATTTTAGTCGACTAGAAGTATAATATAATAATGAGCGAAATAGAATTGTCAGAGCATTTTGACAGAATGAATAGGGTTGTTGAAGAGCTCCTTAAAGGAAGCACACCCACCCAGATCGCCACTATTACAGGCATACAGCGCAAAGAAGTTCTTGAGCTAATTGACGACTGGAAAGATGTCGTACATAATGATAGCAACATCAGAGATCGTGCCAGAGAAGCTATCTCAGGGGCTGACCAGCACTACGCTATGCTTATCAAAGAGGCGTGGAGAACAGTAGAAGATGCAGATACTTCAGGGCAGTTGGGAATTAAATCAGGAGCCTTAAAGCTAATTGCAGATATAGAAACCAAGAGAATTGCAATGCTTCAATCAATTGGAGTATTGGAAAACAATGAAATTGCAGCACAGATTGCAGAGACAGAGCGCAAGCAAGAAGTCCTTGTTAGAATTTTAAAGGAAGTTACATCCACATGCCCTAAATGTAAGATGGATGTTGCAAAGCGATTGTCTCAAATCACTGGAGTAATTGAATCAGTCCCAGTAGAGGAAGCCGATGTCGTTTGAGTTTGCTGATCTTATCGATATGCTCGATGGAGAGGAGTTCGATGAAAAACCAGTCGATCTTAGAACGTTTGTTAGAAGTCCAGAATACCTTGGGCTTCCAGAGCTTTCTGATTACCAATACACGCTTATCGAAAAAAGTTCGCAGATTTACAAAGAAGCAACCCTCATCAAGCTTTTTGGAGAAGAAGAAGGAAAGATAAGATTTAAGCAAACTGCTAATGAAGTAGTTGCTCAGCTTGGAAAAGGTTCTGGAAAAGATTATTGCTCAACAATTGCAGTAGCTTACATCGTATACCTTTTGTTATGCCTTAAAGATCCAGCAACATACTATGGGAAACCTCCAGGAGACAGCATTGATATCATTAACATTGCTATTAACTCTCAACAGGCGAGCAATGTATTCTTCAAAGGATTTAAGACACGCATTGATAAGTCGCCTTGGTTTGCTGGAAAGTATAACGACAAGGCCTCAGAAGTTAAATTTGATAAGGCAATTACAGTACACTCGGGCCACTCAGAAAGAGAAGCTTGGGAAGGATATAACGTAATTGTTGTTATCCTAGATGAAATTTCTGGTTTTGCAATTGATAATACAACAGGGCACGAGCAAGCAAAGACAGGCGCAGCTATATATGACATGTATCGTGCATCAGTAGACTCTCGTTTCCCAGACTTTGGCAAGGTTATCTTGCTATCATTCCCTAGATATAAAAACGATTATATTCAACAAAGATATAATGCGGTTGTGGCAGAGAAAGAAACCATTATCCGTGATCATAGGTTTAAGATGGACGAAGACCTGCCAGACGGAACGGAAGGCAACGAGTTTAGCGTAGAGTGGGAAGAAGATCATATTGTTTCGTATAAGATTCCAAAGGTATATGCGTTAAAGAGACCAACATGGGAGATTAATCCTGTAAGAAGCATTGATGATTTTAAAGTAGCTTTCTTTACTAACCCGCTAGACGCATTGTCTAGATTTGCATGTATGCCACCAGATGCAGTTGATGCATTCTTTAAATTAAGAGAAAAAGTTGAAAAGGCTTTTAATAAAGGACACCTTGCAGTAGATAATTTTGGTAGACTTGAAGAATGGTTTATTCCAGACCCAGACAAAGAATATTTTTTGCACGTAGACTTAGCTCAAAAGCATGACCATTGTGCAGTTGCAATGGGACACGTAAATAAATGGGTTAACATTATGGTTACTGACAGCTACTCTCAACCAGCACCCATGGTTGAAATTGACGCAGTAAGATTTTGGACACCTACGGCAGATAAATCTGTAGACTTTACGGAAGTAAAAGATTACATCTTATCGTTAAGGACTCGTGGATTTAAGATAAGAGTTTGTACTTTTGATAGATGGAATTCTCACGATATGATGCAACAGCTAAAACAATACGGGATTAATACAGAGATATTGTCTGTTGCTAAAAAGCATTATGATGATATGGCAATGATTGTTGCAGAAGAAAGACTATCTGGACCACACATACAGTTGCTTATAGATGAATTACTTCAACTTAAGATAATGAGAGATAGGGTTGATCACCCAAGAAAAGGATCAAAAGACTTGGCGGACGCAGTTTGTGGAGCTATTTATAATGCTATCAGCAGAAGTAAATTTGATACAAATGAAGAAATAAACATACATACATATGAGTCTATGAGTTACGATAACGACTTCGGAACAAAAGACGATGGAGAAACCGCCTCATATAATTTAATTAGGGCGCCACGTATGCCAGAAAATTTAAGAGATGCAATGGACAGGATGACAATAATATGAGTACTTATCAAGAAAAAGCTAAAGAATGCAAGTGTTGCGGAAAGCATGTTCCGCTACCAACTGTATTAAAAGAATATAATGGAACAGTTCTTTGTCCTACTACATTCTCTAATGTAATTGAATATAAGAGAATATGGACAGCGGCTGGACATAGGCCAATGGGTAACATTAGAAAACATTTTTCAGAATATGTACAGCAAATAGTAGAAGAATCTATTGACAAAAACGAAGACGGCACGTTATAATATACTTCTAAGCAACAATAGCTTAGTTGGTTAAAGCCCCGAACTCATAATTCGGTAATCGTAGGTTCAAGTCCTACTTGTTGCACAAGGAGATAATATGGATGATGACGAGAAACTATCAATGTATCTAGAAATGGGTGCAGTAGAGCTTGCTGGTATGGATGAACATGGTGAGATCATATTTCAAATTACCGAAAAAGCAAAAGATATTGCTCCAGAGTTATGGGAAGCGCACCAAGAACATGTTGATAGATCCTTGGTTCAATTATATGAGGCTGGATTAATTAATGTTTCATATAATGATAACTTAGAAGCAACTATTGAAATGTCAGAAGAGGGACATGAGATGGCAAAAGAATTAGGTCTAGTAGAACTTAATATGCATGAGGAAGACATTCCAAATGATTAGATTAATGCCTTCGTAGCTCAGGGGATAGAGCGAGACTCTTCTAAGGTCTGCGTCGCAGGTTCGAATCCTGCCGAGGGCACAGCAGGTCCTTATAGCCCAGCGGTAGAGGCGGTAGACTTAAAATCTATACAGCGTTGGTTCGAATCCAACTAGGGACACGTAACATGCGGATGTTGCATATTGGTAGTGCCTCTGCCTT